CAACCGATCCAGTTGCAGTAACAATGACGCTTCCATCAGAGGATGCAATTGACGTTACGGTGTGTTCAGCAGGCAACGTGACAAATACATCCTTTGTGCCAGCCGCAAGATCAAGTTTTGAGCCTGTGGATGAGGAAATTACAATCGTTCTGGCTAGTGTCCCGCTAGAGTAAGTACCGATCCCCACCTCCCATTGCGTACCGCCTGCAATGGTGTAGTAGGTAGTATTGGCGTTGCCAATGACCGCAAATGACTGAAAGCCCTCAACCGAGCCATCTAGCGTGATCGTCCCAGTCCCTGTGGAAGTGGTAGTCTGTCTTACCCGATCAGCAAGGACAAGGCTCATGCTGTTTCTACGCCTATGACAAGACCGTCAGCACCCCTAATGACTTTCTTGGGTGCGTTGAGCCTTTGCATGGCCTCACCAATGTTTTGCATAGATTCACCATGCAGGTTTGCCATGTTGTCGTGCAAGGCGGTTATTTTGTCCATTGCCTGAACAATTGTGCCGCCCAGCTCGTTGGTTATTTGTGCAGCCGCTGCTTCAACCACTGGTAAATCGACACCGGGATTGCTACCAATCCTTGCCACCATGATCTTAGTCGCTGCATCAAGCTCTGCTTTCCATCGCTCATATTCTTCCCTTCCAGCCATTTCTCTGGCTTTAATTTGAAGCTCATTATTTTGCTTAATTGTTTCAAAATCGGCTTTCATCTGAGCCAATTGCATCTCAGCCTCGACCTTTGCTTGGTGCATCTGCATCTCAAGCTGTGCCTTGCCTTGTTCAATCTGAGCCTGCGCCTGCATCTTCATTTGCTCAGACTGGGCTTGTGCTTGCATCCGCATCTGCTCTGCTTGCTGTTCAGCTTGCATCTGAAGCATCTCGGGCGGCGGGCTGGGCTGTTGCTGTGTCGCAGCATCTGCCTTGTCTTGCAGGGCTTTCATTGCCCTTTCAACCGCGCTCTCCAATCCCCGACCAGCTCTAAACCGGCGTACAAGGAATAACAGCATCTCGGAGGCCATTGGCAAGGTCTCAGGCGCTTGGGTAATCATGGGGATTGCCTCACGCAAGAACAAACCAATAGCTTGGATGGCCTCTTGTGCGCCTTGCTTTTCTGCCTGCTCATCAATCTGAGCCAAGCTGTCAGCCTCAACCGCAATGTGGAAATCTCGGATGGTGCTGTTAGACAACATCTCCAACGCCGCTTGCAACATCTGCGGGTCTTGACCATCGGGCGTATTCATCACGCCAGACATTTGCACAATCAGCTCAGGCGGGTAAAACTTACAAATAACTTGCGCTTTGAGCTTGAAAATGTCAGTGGCAAACCGAGCCACATCGCCTTGGCTGCTCTTTAACCGCAAGCTACCAAAGTTGGCTTTAAGCTGTTGAGCACCAAGGGTTTCTTGGGCTTTGGACGATCCACGCAAGATGTCCGATATACCCATGATTTCGTAGATCGACTGCTTGACCTGTTCTCTGGCTGCGTACAACTCCCGCAAGGTCACAATGATCTGCGATGTGTCCATCATGTCGATTGCGCCCTTTAAGCCGCCCTTTTCCGACATTGCCGCCCATCCAGTGACAGGGAATAGCTTATTGTCCACGCCCTCGCTAAACATCCGCGCCAGCTCTTTAAACTCAGCATTAAACACGCCAACCGCTTTACAAGCCTTGGTCAGCAAGTAAATGCGCTGCGTTAAGTTGTCCAGCTCTTGCGCCTGATCCTCGTACTCGCAGTAATCAGGGACAGGGATCATCGTGCCGGTGGTGGTGGTCGCCATCAACGGTTTAGGACATGGGAAGAATTCTTCTAGCTCTAGCGGGTCATCACGTTCATCTAGTGCCTGTGGATAGCCCTTGGCAATCCAGCAAACCTTAGCCGTGCGCTTGTTCCAAATCTCATAGACCATCGCCTTTTTGTCGTAGGTCATCTTGGCGGTCAATGGATTCTTGCCGTCCATGTCGGTGTTTGAACTGGTCAGGCTGACGTTGTTAAATACGTCACCAAAGCGCTCGACACCCTCCTCCTTGGTCATGTAGACAGCGCGAGCCACCCACCAAACCTCATCCCATGTGCGGGCGGGTGAATGCAAGAAGTCTGACCAGTAGACGTAATCAATAGGGCTATGGGCTGCATCAATGCGCTCTGTCGGGTCTTCAATCGTGTTATAGACCTGCGCCTCATCCTGTTCAATCTCGCCCTCAACCTCGGGGCGGTCGTTGACAATCACAGGCTCGTACCGAATCCATGCTGTGCCGCGACCGGGCAGCAATCTATCCTGCACTGCGCCACTCATTGCCGCATCAAAGTCACCGAATTGCATGGTTTCGTATTCCATGACACGCTCTAGCATCGTGGAGGCCAATCGACCCACAGGGTCTTGATCCATGTATCTGCGTGAGACTTCGGGCTTGGCTTGTCTGCCATAGAGAGCCGGAAAAAGCACTTGGATGTTTGACCACAGGATATTGAACTTCATCCTTGGCATCTCAATAGCGTCCCGTTCATCCCGATACCGCTTAACAACCTTTAAGCCGCGCTTTTCCCACTTATCAAATATCTTGATGGCGGTCTCAATCTGGTCGTGCCAGTACGGGCCTGAGTCTTCCCCCTCGTATGCGCCGTTTTCTGCGTACATATCAGTTACCGCTAGAGAAGAAGAACGTCACATTTAATGTGCTGCCTATGGTTGCGTGTAGGCTTGTTCCCACGTTGGCAGGGAATCGGTGAAACCCAATGGCCGGCGTGATCGTGCCAGACATGACCGTACCGCTTGAGCCACCATCTTTAAGCACCAAAGTGCCTGAGCTGGTGCTGTTAACGTAGAAACCAATCAACTGGCAAGGGCCTGTGCTGACTGCGCCTGTTTCGGTGATGTTTTTGTATCCACCGACTTCTGCTACTGGCTGGCTCATATGCGTTCCTCTTTATGTTGCATCTCGTATTCCCACAGCTCATCAAGTGTGATGGTTTGCAGGGTCTTGCCCTTGGGCGGTGTTTGATCTCTTGCCTCTTGTCGATAGGCTACTGCCAACATTCTAAACGCATCTGCGGGGTGTGAGCACCAGTCGTGGCGCGGAGTTTGACGAAAAGTTTTCTTGTCTTCATCGTATTCCCGCTGGTATTGCCTTAACGCTTCTAGCCCCTCATCGCATCTGGAATCAAAATAACAGATGGGCAGGATCATCCGCACCGCTTGGATGCCGTCCTGTATACCGATCTCAGGCACTATCGCCAGCTTGCTCATGCCGCCCAGATGTGCAGCCAACTGCTCAACAATCGACTTACCCCCCGAGGCCAAGGTTTTAGCTCTGGCATCATGCGGCAAGAAATGGCGGGTGTATCGGTAACCCTTGGCTATGACCGTATTGGCTAATTCCTCAATGCTTGCGCCGCTGACAGCGTAATAGTCCATTACCCTGATTTCACCCCTGACCACCTGATACCACCAGATTGCCGTATCGTCCCGATAACCTAAGTCCCATGCGGTAAATACTGGCGAGTCAGGCTCAAACGGTAGCTCACAAATCCTGCCCTCATCATCAGCAAGGCGCATTTCCTGACCGTAAAACGCCCCTAACAAGGCGGCATCAAAGCTGCACTCGTATTCTTGATCGTACTGGTCTTGGCTTAACTGTGACCGAGCCGCCTGCAATTCTGAGTCTGGCAATAGCTTGGACACCGAGGCCGGTAAGCGTAGCAGAAACCAGTCTGGCACTACTTGGCTTACCTTGTAGATGTCGTGGAACTGGTTTTTGCCCTTTGGCGTTCCCCCAAACACAGCCCAGCCAAGACGGTCACTCAAACAAGGCCGAATGATGTTTCCCCAAACGCTTGGCCTGAAGTCGCCGTATTCGTCCATGTAAACGCCGTTAAAGCCCATGCCCCGCATTGAGTCAGCGTTGTCAGCGCCGAATAGCATGATCTTTGCGCCGTTCACCAGCTCAACCGCTAAGTCGGCCTCATTGGTGTTTTTGGTGATTGGGGCTGCGTAGTGCTTGAGGTAATCCCACGCCACCCGCTTGGCTTGGCTTCTAAACGGGGCTATGTAGGCATACTGTGCGCCCTTGCCGCTTTCGGTGATTGCTCGTTTGATCAGGTCGTTGATTGCCGCTACGGTCTTTCCAGCTCTACGGTGGGCAAGTAGGCATGACCATCTCTCAGTCCTCAAGTGGAACGGCATAAAAGCCGCCCTTGGGCTGTATGGCAGGATTACTTCACGCCGCCCCATGTCACCACCATTTCTACCGGCCCATCGTCTTTGCCGGTGATCTCAGTCCTTGCCAGCTTGGGTACATGGTATTCAACCACTGATTGGAATAGCTCAAAGGCTTTGGCAGGGTTGGGTTTTATGTCATGCTCAGGAACACCCATAGCAACCTCATCAAGCCACTGTGCAAGTCGGTGGGCGTTACCATCCACGAACATTGCTATGGCCTCTCTAGCCTGCGCTGTGACCTTATTAGGCGTACCCGCAGACCTACCGCCAGCTTTTTTTCTATTCTTAACTACTTTAGTTATATCATTCATAATAAAGCATTATGTTATTCAGTGGGGATGGGGTATCTTAACTCTTGCGGGCTTGCAAATGGGCTTTGACCTGCACCGATTCGTTGCTGGGCATAGTCTTGCGCTTTTTTGTATATCTCGGGCGTTGGCTCTATGCCCATTCTTAACAGGTCAATTTCTTGTTTGTTAAGGGTCGGCACTAGCAATGGGTGTGACACCATTTTGCCGTCTTGTTCATAAGCGCTTGAAAACTCGGTCATTGCGCCGCCTTGGTTTACAGGTATCTCACCAAAGAAACCTTTGCCTTTCAATGTGCCATCAGTTATGTTTTGTCCGGTCTCCAAATACCTTGCGCCAGACAAGCCGGGTTCACGGCTAAGGGCTTGAGCTAACAGGCTGTAATCAGGCATGGACAACCTCTTTCATTTTAATCAGGCCGTTCATCATTCGGCTTTTGGTATTGTGCCACTGCTTGCTGAAATCACAATCTTGGTAATGGTCAAACTCAGGTATGCCCAGCGTGTAGTGGGCTATCTTGG